TGATTTTCTTAGGACCTGATTTGAAGACATCATAATGTGCCATACCAGATAATGGTCTTATCTTAGTAGCTAGGTCTTGAGTAGTTTGGTCTATGAACTGCATACCGTAAGCATCCCATTGGTTATATATAACATATTCTAATGGTCTCTTCTTAGACATATACAAATGCCATTGATCTCCAAAATACTTATCACTAACATCATCTGGTATCTTAAGTTTACCAAACTTATCTCCTAAGATATATTTAGATAGGTTATCAAAGCCATATCCTCCAGGAACTCTTTTACCACCAGACCTTACAAAGTTATAAGTACACATCTGGTCTATGATATAAAATGTAGCAGGAACGTTAAAAATAGACCATCGTTCTTCCGGTCCAGAGTTCTTAGGTTTACCAGAAGCCGATAGAGCTCTACTAACAGATTTCTTATAATAGAAGTATCTAAACTCTGGTTTAATTCTAGGGTCCGAGAATATATCCTTAGCTTCAACACCTTCTATAGATGCTCTTTCTATCATACGAGGTATATCGAAGTCTACGTTCCATACTGCTAAGAAATCAGGTTGCCATTTATGAACCTGAGCTATGCACTTCTTAATAAGGTCTATTTCTGTATCACATACTGTATATACAAAATTAGTTCTTTCAGCTACTTCCTTATCGGGGAAATATTTCTTAGCCATCTTCTCTAAGATATCTTCTACATGTTGAGTATGCGGTAGAAAAGACTTTAGCATATATGTAGCTATAGTATTTCTACAAGTTACTGTAGCTACTATAACTTCTTCTGTATCTACGAAAGTTTCTATATCCAGAGTAGCTACTATATTAGGAGTTATATCTACATGTGGATATTTCTTCTTATATAGATAAGCTAGCTCATCTCTTCCATCTATATCCAACCCATATACATAAGGAGAAGGAGCTACATCTCTTTTATACTTACATCCTACATATCTACCACCTAGTCTTATAGCAACTTGTCTATATAAATCAGATTGAGTAGCTCTATAGGAATTAAGGTTCTCTAAGAGTTCCGATTCTTTCTTATCTTTATGATTTTGCTTATGAGGTTTAGTTATCCAGAACTCTCTTTGGAAGTTCATGACTGGTCTAAAGTTTCTTATCTGTGTTCCATCTTTATAATGTAAGACTTCCATAACATAGTGCATGTCTGGTCTACCTATACGTTCATCTGCTGGAACCCATTGAATGTTCTTAGCTTCCTTACCCATAAGACCACCATATTCTTTAGGGTCTGGCAATATATTAGGTTGTATAGTAACCTTATAATCTAACACATCCTCTATATTACTTTCATTCACGTTCCCTCCTTACTTCTAGTCTATTTAATCTTCTAAAGTAGATAATAACCTACCCTACAGCATAAAAGCTGTAGGGTAGTATCTTATAACCTGTATACATGTGCTCTAGACGTAAACATCTTTTCTTCTTTAATAGATTTAAGCAACTCTTCAAGGTTAAGAGCTACTATGTCTTCAGTCTCTAGCTGTCCATATAGAACTAACATTCTATTACGTAGGATTTGTCTTACATAAGGGTCGTAAGAAGATTTAAGTTTACTATAGAGTGTATTGATTTCTTCTTTAACTCTAAACTGCTTACGTTTCTTAAGTTCGGCAGCTGCACCACCAGATTCATCACTAGCTTGCACTTTAGCTTTAAGAAGAACCTTACTATGCTCAATACCATAGATATGAAGGTTCTTACCATTGAGCAATAACCAATGTGTTAACAGTGTACTCACGCAGGCATCGTCATGACCACCTTTAGGGTGATCAATACGTCCATTATTATTAACAAGGGATAAGAACTGATCTATAATCTCAGCATCTCTTGTTGTATCGGCACAGAACTTAAGATAGTGGTTAAATACAGTTCCATATAAGCTATCTCTGGAAGTTCTACCTGAACCCGATGTTCTATAGCCGAACTGTCTTCTATACTGTTCATAACACTGAGACTTAGTTCTAACTGGTAAGTTCATGAACTCCGTATATTCTTCATCACTATCCATATCATTTACTACAAAGTTAAATATCCTTTTAAAAGGATCGAATCCTTTAGCAAACATAATATCTATAATATTATCTACTATAGATACTCCTGTAGATTTAGTTTCAGGAACTAGAGTTATGTTTTCGTACTGAATAAGTAACTCTGCTAAGAACTTAGAAAGGGTAATGGAGTTAGTATCGTTATAAGAACCTGTTCCTACAACCTCTCCAGTCATGATATCCCTTATGCAGATAACAGTTCCGTCATTGCCTATAAGCTCAGAACTATCTAATCCCATAACTAAGGTTCTATTACCTAGGTTGTTTTCAACCTCTTCTTCTGGGATATACCATTTAGTAATATAGCCTTCTTTAGAAATCTTAGTATATCTAGGTTCCATCTTAGAGTTAGAGATAGCTTCTCTAGCTTCTTTAGATATAGGAGAAGCCATAGAACCTTGAGACCATTTATTTAAGAACTCAGCTTCTATCTTATCCTTATCCATCTGCTCACTAGTCTGTGTGGCAAGAATACGTTCTCTTAACCATTCATCTGTTTTACCTAATTGTCTATGGTTAAACTCTAATAAAACCTGTATACGCCCACCTTTACTATTCTTTCGTATAGTTTCATAAAGATGTTCTTCATTTTCACAATCTAAAAACTTCTCAGTCCATCTTACACAACTATCGTAAATGCCTTTAAAGTATCTACCTGATTTAGAGTTAAGATAACCAGGTGTAGTTGTAAAGGAGTTATAGTATTCAGAACCAGCTTCTTTAGCTTTTTCTCTAGCAGCTGTGGTGGCTGCTAGAGCAACTGGTATAGATATATCGGCATTAGGAGTAAATGGACCCTCATCATTATGTAGAATAGGTAACGTAGAACCACGAGCTACTTTCAAAGCTCCTTGTTCAGACTCCTGTCCAACCATAGTGTCCAATCTATTATTAAGAGCATTAACCGTAATGTTCTCAGAGTTATTAGAATCGGCTTTTGTTATACGGTTAATGTACCAAGGTAAACCTGATTGGAGATCTTTTAAAGCCCCAATATTCTTAACACGTAGTGCGTTGTCTTTAGTAAATAGCCCCATCTTAATATTAGACTTAGTATTCAATATCCATATCTTGTCGCCATCTGCTACTAGGGATTTGCCAGTTTGACGTGGTTGTATTAGCATAGTAGTAACGTGATTCCTACATAACCAAACATAGCCCATATTAGCCCTATTAAACTCTAATGGGGATCCATCTAGTGAACCGGATGAGACTACCCTTAATATTTCTCTATAGAAATACCAAGGGTTATTAGCAGTCTCTATAGCTATAGCGTTAATCTGTTCTATAGTAAGGTCTGGAGAAAATGGATCTACTCCTTGCAGAGAAGGATCGTGTAATGCTAGTGGGAATGCGTAGTTTTTGATTCCCATTTCTTTATATAACAGTGCAAGTCTTATAGCAGATTTATTACGTGTTTTTAAATCTACTATAGCACTTGGATGTTTCTTCCAATCATTAGCGAATAAAATCATATTATTACCTCACATTCATAGATTTAACACTACGTTGCTTATTTGCAACGGATTAACTATTTTTGATAACGATAATAAGGAGTTCTATAATGAAAGAGTGGAGTGAGCCATATCAGGAAGTTTTATTACATGTTGCTAATGAAATAGGTAAGGTATTAACAGAACAGGATAAAAGAATTGTATTTGTAGCTATGCCTGGATGTAGTAATCTTAAGTTAGAACATTATTTAGAACAAGTTAAAAAAATCATAACTGGAACTAATCTTCCTATAGCAAGACTAGGACTATTAGATTATAAGTGTTTCAACAAGAAGACTAAAAGACCTAAGAAAGGTTTTTTTAAAATCTATATAGATGGTGTAGAGAAGTTTCTTTCTAAGATAGATAAGAATAGGATAGTAGTAGTTGATTATATTAGCGGTATAATAGAAGAACTTATAGATTCAGGATATAAAGTAG